TTACATTTTCTGAAGATGCATTACAATTTACATTAGTTTGTGAAATTAATTCTAATAATTTAAATCCTTCTTTGTCTTGTCCTACTGAGCCATATAATTCTACGTCACCGTTAATTGAAGAAATATTTAATGCTAAGTTACCAGCGCCGCCTACACTAAAACTCTGTGATTCTTCTAATAATACAGGAATAGGTGCTTCTGGACTAACACGATCAGCAGAGCCAAATATCCAACGATCCAGCATAATGTCGCCATATACTTTGATCATTGTTATTCCTCTAATAATTTGATTAAATCAAATACAGTTTCTAACTTCGTAAGGTTAGTTTTGTTTTGTAAGGTGTTACGCAATCCTTGGTGTAATGGTTTAGGCCATTTACCAAAACTTGCCCAAGCATACCCGTCGTGTTCATCATTAAGATTTGGCAAAAATTCTTTTTTGATTACAATAAGATATGTATGAAAATTAAATTTTTCATCAGTGCTTACAAAAGTTTCGAGAGGTATATGTTTAATGATATTTGGAACCTCTCCTACTTCTTCTGCAATTTCTCTTTTGAGTGCATTAAACGGAGTTTCTTCAGTAGTGTTTTTACCACCTACTAATCCCCAAACATTATTTTGTTTGCTTTGTGTTCTATGCAAAAACAAGAAACGTTTAGTTTCTAACGCATAGAATAATGCTCCGCTACAGGTAATTTTACTGCTCATACAAGTAATTATTTAAAATTGTATGCGCCAGGTTCCGTTTCGATATTCGCCTTCAAATGATAGAATCCATTCTTTTCCAGTCCATTTGTATTGGATTCCAGTTTTTAGGTTTGTTGTATATGATATGTCTGAAGATGTACTTGCGTCAAATAATATTTGCCATTTAGAACCAGTCCATTCAATAATATCATTTTCACTGGCTACAAAATCAGTACTATCTGCATTTTTCCATGCATCAGGACCATCTGTACTACCTGCTACTCCGATATTATCTAATAGTAATATTCTAACACCTGCAGATTTAATTGACGTTGGATTAAATGATTTAGGATCAATAATATAATCTATCTTATTTCTATCACCTGTTGATCCTGTAATAACAGCATCGCTTGGTATAGTATCATTGTCCCAAGTAATTGCAAGTTTTGTTTCATCATTTGGATTAATTGCAACTGCACCATTAATGCTTTGTGAAAGATCTTGACGTGTAAGTTGTAACTGACTCAATCCTGATCTAAACTGTCCAGGTATTGCATCCATAAATCCTGTCCAAGAAGTGTTACCAACTACACCTTTGTGTATTAGTTGTGCTTCGTTGCCCATAACAAGTAAATCATAATCGTTGTATGCTGTAAGTGATATACCAGCAGTATCTTTTTTGTCTGCAGGACCGTCTGTTGGTGTTTGTGCAGGGCGTTCTTCATGAGAATCATTATTTGCTTTAAGTTCAGGAAAACTTTCTCCTAAATCAATAGTGCCTTGTTCTTCATTAAAAATACTCATTACAATATTTGTAATTACACCAAGTTTTTTAACTTTAGCAGGAGGAGAAATATAAATCGGTGTTGTAAAAGAAAGTGTACCAACATCTATTTCTGATTCAGTTCCAGTAGGAATACTTCTTCCACTCCAAGTTACACTTTCTAAGTCAACCACACTTAAACTTGTCCAGTCTACATAATTGTCTGTGGTTTGAATTTCTAAACTTGGATTAAACAGCATTAATATTTGTTCTAAAATTTGTAATTTTTGATCTGTATTTGTTGACCATATGTCAGCATTTACTTGTAACTTATATGGCGTAGGCATTAAACGTTCTACTGTGACATTTTTGCCTTGTGTATTCAAATATTCACTATTATCTGCATCATATTGTCTTTCACGTAAATGCACTTTACCAACAAATGATGCATCTGCAAGTCTATCACGATCTAATTCTAATCCTGTCATATAAATTGCAATACGCGGAGCACTTGGAATTTTATTTTCTGAGTTGTCTCTAAGAATATGACCAACTTGACGTGTAATATCTCCGTACATAACAGGAATTTGCCTTAAATTCCCATCACCATCTTTGTATGAGAAGTTACTCATCAGTCTTATTAACTGTGTAATATATCTTCTTATTTGACCGTCATAAAAATGTTGCATTAATTATCCGCCTTTGGTTTAAGTGCTTGAGATAAACTCTGTCTTTCTTCAACAGTTTCACCGCCAATTTCATTCGATGTAGTATTATTAATAAATGTTCCTTTTTGATGTAATCTTTGATCTGTGTTTGTCATAGTCATACGTACTTGATCTTCCATCTTGATCCAGCGTTGTCCATCATATCTAAATAATCTGTTAGGTAAAAAATCTGTTCTCAAGTAGTAATCTCCTTTAACTTGAGTAAGAGGAAAACTGCTCCCAAATCCAAATGCTTCACCATTAGGTGGAATACCATCTCCAAGTAAATATCCTTGGTATCCTTCTCTGTCTGGAGTTTCGTTTACTCTACTTGCATCTATGTTACCACTGTTAATACTTGCATCAATTAATGTTTCGTCAGCAGTAACAAGTTCTGGTTTACCTTCAGCATCAACTTGTAGTGTATACAAATGAGTAGTATCGTATCCTGACTTAGGTGCATCTGCTTCTGCCTGAGATAGTACAGCATTATTAATCTGCATTTCTTTTTCGTAAGTACTTAAAACATCACGTAACGATTGTGAACTACCTTCTTCTGCTGGTAAGTCAAGTATGTCTTTAAATTCTTGTGAGTCTACGATTTGTTTTAGTTTTACTCTATATAAATGTGGATACCAACTTTGTGAAAAACCTTCTGCGGCTCTGTTTACATCTTCTACAACGTAAAATCTTTTTAGTGCAACACTATAATCATTTAAAGCGTGTTCGTCTTTAAGGTGTGGTAATTCAAATACATCACCCGCCATCACTTTTCTGCCAAGTGTTTTTACACTGTAATTAATAGGAATCGTCATAAACAATGTGTCGTTAGTTAAGAACAAGCCAAATTGACTCATATCAAAGTCTACATCTTGCACATTGTAAATACCACGCATTACGTAAATATCAGGATCGTATTTGCGATCTCTGTTTTCCATAAACAGCATATCCTGAATGTTAGTTTCTTTTACAGCATCATAGCGAGGCTGTGACGGAGTTGCATCCGTTTCTTCAGGATTTTTTGGTCCTAAATATTTGTGAACAAAGACATCTGTACCACCTACAGTAAACATTTCTGCAATGGTTTTATCTAAGAAATCGTAGTCCTTGCCCTTTTCGGGTTTATATAAACTAATCCTTGGCATAGTAATAGTATTTATCGATCGCATAAATACTAATGGAGACGTAAATTTATGGCTACACTGCAAACCCAAAAACAAGAAATATTCGATTATGTTGACGCTATGCTCGGCGGAGGTATGGTTGATGTTGAACTTGATCCAAAGCACTATGAGATTGCATTAAGAAGTTCACTGGACAAATTTAGACAAAGATCAGATAATTCAGTTGAAGAAAGTTATGCATTTTTAGATACTGTTATTGATCAGAACGATTACACACTTGATTCTAATATTGTAGAAGTACGCCAAATCTTTAGACGTTCAATTGGTTCAAGAACAGGTGGCGGAGATGGTGGAACATTATTTGAGCCATTCAATCTTGCATACACAAATACTTACTTGCTATCAAGTTCAAATATGGGCGGATTAGCAACATATAATTTATTTGCAAGTTATCAAGAACTTGTAGGTAGAATGTTTGGTAGTTTTATTGAATTTAAATGGAACACAACAACAAAGAAATTAACACTTCTACAACGTCCAAGAGCAGAAGAAGAAATACTTTTATACGTCTACAATTATCGCCCTGATTCAGAATTGTTTAATGACTATCTTGCAAAACAATGGATCAAAGATTACACATTAGCAAAATGCAAATTTATGCTCGGAGAAGCAAGAAGTAAATTTGCTACTATTGCTGGACCACAAGGCGGATCAACACTAAACGGCGATGCACTTAAAGCAGAAGCACAAGCAGAAATGGACAAACTTGAAGAAGATTTGAAAATGAATGTTGCTGGCGGTGTTGGATACGGCTTTACAATTGGTTAAAAACCAGTTGACAATCTCCTAATTTTATCATATACTATATACTTCTACTTAGGAGATATAAATGATCATTGGCATTTGCGGTTTAATTGGATCTGGTAAAGATACTGTCGCTCAACAATTAATTGATAATCATAATTTTGTTAAAATTTCATTTGCAGATAAGTTAAAAGATGCAGTTGCAGTTATGTTCAATTGGAATAGAGAACTGCTTGACGGTAAAACTGATGAATCAAGAGCATGGCGTGAAAAAGAAGACGCCTACTGGACCGCAGAAACAGGTAGATCGATTACTCCGAGACTTGTGCTACAAGAATTTGGTACAGAATGTATGCGTGAAGGATTTTTTGACGGAATTTGGGTAAGTTTAACTAAACAACATATTCTTAACAATCCAGATACAAACTTTGTTTTACCTGATACACGTTTTCCTAACGAAGCAAAAATGCTATACGAAATTGGTGGTGAAGTTTGGCGTGTAAAACGTGGACAAGATCCTGTATGGTTTAGAATATATCAAGATGTAGGAGTTGAACCAAAGGACGTACACCCTTCAGAATGGGCATGGGCTCATACTAAATTTACGCAAACTATTGAAAATAACGGAACACTTGAACAACTTAGAAATCAGGTTCAAGATCACCTTGTTTCCACCGGGCGCCTACTCTCTGCATAGCAATTTGACAATTAGAACATATTGTTTTTAAGTTACTGGGTCTACAATTATTAAGATCACCATCTAAATGATAAACTCTTAACTGCTCTTTGTAGTCTGCTTTGAAGTTACACTTTTCGCAGTGATCCTTTTGTCTGTATCCGGCTAAATGCCACTTAGGTTTACCTTTACTTTTGCCTTTGTTTCGCACACAAACATCACAGCGAGTCCTATAAAAGGTTTTATTACCTTTTTTATAGTTAACCGCCACAGGTCTTTTACCACATTTGCATAAAGGACGCATATTGTTATTTACCTGCCCTTTTTATGCCCTTTTAACCCATACGTTTTGGTTAAATTATCTGACTTCTGTATAAATACATATAATAAGTTCAACAGGAGAACACAAGATGGCAAACTTAGTATCACCAGGTGTACAGGTCAGCGTAATTGACGAGAGTTTTTATACTCCCGCTGAGCCAGGTACTACCCCTATGATTTTCGTTGCTACTGCACAAGATAAAGCGAATGCAAGTGGCACAGGAACAGCGAGAGGAACTACACAAGCAAACGCTGGTGTACCTTTCCTATTAACTTCACAAAGAGATCTTTCAGAAACATTTGGAGATCCTTTATTTTATACAGACAATAACAACAATCCAATACACGGCGGTGAGTTGAATGAATATGGTCTACAATCGGTTTACTCATACTTAGGCGTTTCTAACAGAGCGTGGGTAGTAAGAGCAGACATTGATACAAATCAACTTCAAGCATCTGCAACAGCACCAGCGGCTAATCCAGCAGATGGTACTTATTGGTTTGACACACAAGTTTCAAGAGTTGGAATTTTTGAATGGAATGGCAACAGTGCATCATCAACTGGTGGACAAACATTTTCAAACAAAATTGCAACTGTAATTACAGACAAAACAAAATTAGTTGGCGATCAAGCAACTGGCGACCCTAAAACTTCTGTTGGACAAATTGGGGACTACGTTGTTGTTGCTACAACTACAATTAATAAAGTGTTTTACAAAAACTCAAGCGGTGCTTGGGTTAAAGTTGGAACTGACGCATGGATTGCATCTTGGCCAGTAGCGACAGGTTCAGCAAGTTTAAATTTAAGTGGTTCTTCTACTATGACAATCAATGGTGGAACTACTATTAATGAAAACGCAGATCCAAACGCTGTTGTAACAGCAATAAACACAGCAGGTGCTGGCAACGGCTACAGTGCTTCTTACACAGATGGTAGAATTAATTTGTTTTCAACAGATGGTACAGCACTTACACTTGTTGGTGGTTTAGCAACTGCATTAGGTTTTGTTGATGGTGCTACTTACAATGCACCAACTTTAAGCGTTGGACCGCACACTTCAATTCCAGAGTTTAAATCAACAGATACTACACCAAGACCAACTGGTTCAATTTGGTTTAAAACTACTGATGCAAACTTAGGTGCTAAACTTTCAGTAAAAGAGTTTAACGGTAACACAGCATTATGGGAAACAAAAACTGTTCCAATTTATGCTAATAACATGAAGGCACTTAAAGGACTTGACTCAACAGGCGGTGGAATTAATCTTTCAGTTGACACTTACTATGCACAATCAAATGTAACAGAAGGTGCTCAACCAGAATACGATTTTAAAATCTTTAAACGTGTAAATGTTGGTTCAACAAAAATTGCTTCTGCAATTATTGATTCGCAAATTGCGGCAAATACATTTACATTTACTATTGCTGAGTCAATTACAAATCAAGACACGTTGAATAGTCCAATTCAAGTATCAGTTACTACAAGCGGTAATTCAGCAGATGCTGAAGAAATTGCAGGTCAAATCAACAGTGCAGGATTTACAAACATTGTTGCTTCAGTTGACAGTGCAAATAGAATCGAAATTGAACACAACGATGGTGGTGATTTTAGAATTGTTGACACTGACGGTGTACTAACAAGTGCAGGATTTACACCATATGTTGATGCAAACACTGGAACAGCAAACTTATATTATGTACCAGGTACAGACAGCGGTACAAGTCCAAAAGAATACATGGCTTCAAACTGGCAAGTACTTTCATACACAGCAGGCGAAGATGCGCCAAATGCATTAGCGGCAGACGGTACACTTTGGTACAACTCAGTTGTTGATGAATGTGATATTATGATTCACAATGGAACTACATGGGTTGGTTATCAAAATTATGTTTCAGGATCAGTAAATTATTCTACAACAGATCCAGCAGGACCAATTGTGTCAGCAACAGCACCAACTAAACAATCAGATGGTTCAGGACTTGTTGACGGCGATGTTTGGGTGTCTACAGCAGACTTAGAAAATTATCCACAGATTTATCAATGGAACGATACTACTAAGAAGTGGGTATTAAGAGATAGTTCAGATCAATCAACTGATAATGGTGTACTATTTGCAGATGCACGTTACAACACAGCAGGTGCAAACAGTGACGAAGCAGGAAATATTGCAGACTTACTAACAAGCAATTACTTAGATCCAGATGCTCCAGATCCAGCACTATATCCAAAAGGTATGATGTTGTTTAATCTACGCAGAAGCGGATTTAACGTGAAGAAATTTGTACGTAACTACATTGATACAGCAGAAGATAATCCAAGAGATAACGATGCATCAATGGACGCATACTATCCACACAGATGGGTAACTGAATCAGCAAACCAAGAAGATGGTTCAGGTACATTTGGTCGTAAGGCACAGCGTAAAGTTATTGTACAAGCGTTACAAG